TAGCAATTTTGATAGAAGCGGTTGAGTTGTTACTCATACCACCACCATATCCAGTAACATTACTTGCTCCTGGGGTGTAGATATAATACTCATCAATTGCTTGGCTGAAAATGTTATTACGTCCAAGTGGATTCTGACCACCAGTATTGTTTTTAGTCAATACTTGGGAAGCTATACCATTGGTTGCTGCCTTATCATTAAGTTTACGGACAAACTTAATTTTCATTGGGTCAATGTATCTCAAATCCATAATCCCATCTTGGGGATTTTTCGTATCAATAACTTTTAAGTAATGCAATCTTCCGTCAATATACCAATTACGGAAAATTTCATGAGAACGCTTATCAAAATCCAATAACTCTTTAATGTATTTGAATTCATCGCGAATAATGTTTTTTACTTTTTCGCTAGCATTTACATTACTCAACTCAACCTGAACAGGTGACTCATACAAGTCACTAACAATTGCCTCGTTTACAATATCTTCAATAGCACTGTCCACTTCTGGATACAGAGCCATCTCCCTATAGCGGCGAATAAGTTCATATTCTGTCCTATAGACACCCTCAAGATCAACATAAGCTCCACCAAAACCACCAGATGCATAGTAATCAACACCGTCCGCATTATTTTCGGGGACGGGGCTGATAGATCCGGGGCGCTGAACATCAGAGTCTTCAATTGAAAAACCAAATAGCTTTCCCATAATAATAAAAAGTGGGTGTATACCGTCTTACACTTATATTTAGCGCATAAAAAAAGGACCCCTTTCGGGATCCTCTGTGTGTTTTTTTGTGTTGGAATCAGAAGATATCCTGACCACCTGCGTTAGGACCTGTGCCCTTAATCGCTTCCCACCACTGAACTTGCATCTCTACGGTGAACTCCTGAATGGTATCAGTTGTATCGTAGTTAAGATCAATCGTTGAGATGTTCGTTGGGAACACATCGTGGAAGCGGTATGTGCGGAGAGTGGAGCCGTCGCGGTCAATCTGGTAGACATATGCGTCGGACTGATACTCAGCGGGATCCTGGGTTCCTGTGGCGTTCTCCATCCGGTTCATTGTGTTCATCCCATTCTCCATCGCAGAGCGAATCGCGCGGTCGGTGTCGTTTAGAACAGTAATGGTCCAAGTGTCGAAGGTGCGGTCTCCTGCAATCTTCAATGTACGACCACGGAAGGGAACTTCGATGGGTGTAATGTTAGAAGCGGGAAGAGCAGCTGCCTTGACTAGGAAGCGTGATTTCTGTAGTGTATCTGTGTCGGTAGGTGCTGAAAGAGGGAACTGAAGAACAACTTCAAATAGATTGGGGCGAGCACCGCCACCAGTCATTTTTGCTTTGAAGTCGCTGATAGTCCTCAATACTGGGGATTCTACCTGAACTCTTGTACTTGCCATTGGTATTTCTCCTTATTAGTTAGGTAGTAGTGATCAAACAGTTCCTACAACTTCTTCAAAGTTAACACCTGTGCGGGTAGCAACAAATGTTAGACCGATGAAGTTGATGGAGCGGGTGGGCTTAATAAAGATGTCAGCAACAAACTCATTGCGATCTACGACCGCTGGTGTGTTGTTGGTCTCGTCACAAACTACTAGGAAGTCTGTAATACCACGCTTTGACTTAACGTCGCGGAGGAAAGGCTCAACAATGTTAACAAAGTTGGTACGAGTAACTTCGTCATTGAATTCAAATAGCTGATCTTGTGCAGCAGCTGTGATTGCTTCTTCAACATAGATGAACAAACGGCGAACGTTGATTCTATCGAAAGCGGAAGATGCGGATAGTCCAGTCTTATCGCCGAAGAGGGTGATACCACCAACATCGTTGGAGAAGATAACTGGATTGATTCTTGCAGAGTATAGTCTGTCTCTTTGAATCAATGTTGGGTTGTATGCTAGGCGTACACCATTTAGGATAGCGCCACGTGTTGTACCAGCAGGTGAGAACCAAGGGAACGCAATCTGGTCAGTACGGGCACAGCAGCCAGCGATGTCTCCATTTAGAGGAACATAGCGGAACTTGTCTGCGAAGCGGTCATACATGTACTTGTATCCAGTATCGAATACAACGTATGAAGATGAAGCAACTGTACTGTAGAAACTAATAACTTTACCAGTGATTGTTTCAGAATCAATAACAGTTTGAGCGCCACTTTGACCATCGATGATCTGTGATGCGCGATATGGGCTAACGAATGCTAGGGAATCCTTACGTCTCTCAGCAATAGAGATTAGCTTGTTAGCAAGTGATTGAGCTTCTGCTTCGTTATAAGCAGCTGATCCCATTAGTAGGAAATCTACATTGGTCTCGTCATCTGACTCAAAGTTATCATAACCAGCAGCAATGTCTCCTACAGAAACTTGTAGAGCACCAGTTTGTTCAATATCCGTACCACCATCATAGTTTGTTCCGTTCTCTAGGATTAGTTGCTTGTTACCACAGCTAAAGAATCTGGTGTTACGGATCTGTTGATCCCACTCACCGCCTGTTTCTGGATCGAATCCATTACCACCTGCTTCAAATGAAGTTGCAACAACACCCTCTGGCTCAGAGCCACCGAATAGGTAACGTGATGTGTTTGCTAGGAACTTTCTCCAGTAAGAAGGTGTGCCAACAGAGAACTCAGCATCTTTACCTTTAGAAATACCAATGTTCTTCTCTAGAATAGTACCAGCATTACCTGTTACTTCCCCAGTATCATCAAAGATAACGATGTGAACTTCATCAAAACGTGAGTTGCGGTTACGTGCATACTCAGTAGTTGTTGGGCGGTTAGCAATTGTGTTCCAAGGAACGCTTACTCTCCCACTCTGAAGTGAAACTTCCTGATCATCAAACCAATCTCTTGGAGAGATGGAGTTGTTAACAGTTTCAACCAATCCAACTGAATCATAGATATCAAAATTTCCAGCAACAAAGGACCAAGTACCCCCTTGCTGATAATCAACTTCTACCTCGTCGCCACCAGTTGGGGTGAATGATAGAACTTTAACATCTACACTATAGTCTGTTGTAGTTGAAGTAACACCAGTAATGATGCCCTTTAGTTCCCCTTCAACCAAGCTAGTTGTTCCTGCGCCAGCAGCAACCTTACTGATTTGTTGAGTAAAACCATAACCTTCAACTAGTGAAGGGGCAGATGTTGTTCCGATTCCAGTAAAAGTCTGGTCTGCTCTACCATCAATGAAAGCAACTTTAACACCGTTAGCCCAAGAACCGGGGTTTCTAGCAATTACAGTGTATCCAGGAATAATATTTTCATCATACGCTAGAGCGTTATAATCTTCAATACTCTTAATTTTAATATCAGTTGATGCTACACCAGCGTAGCTGTTGTTAATTTTGTCATTGTCCGAGCGGACGACCTGCATTATACCGCCATAAGAAAGGTATGATGCAATTGTTAGCCAACCTTCATACTGTCTATCAGTAGAAGATGGCTGTCCGAAAACATCAAGTAGTTCATTCTCACTTGCGATTAATACAGGCTCGTCAACAGGTCCCCTAGCAAAGGGGGCAACAATAGCGCCGGTTTTGTCGGAAGAAGTTTGTACTTGACCTAGTGTAAGGTCAACTTCTCTAACTAAAACACCGGGCGATGCTAAGTTTACAGGCATCTTTTGGGTCTCCCTATGAAAGTCCGAAATAATCTAAAAATATTTATAAAAAAACACATTTAGACCCCTCTTTTCTAGCTATAGTCCCACATATAACTCATACTTCCATACTCATCAACTGTATTCCAACGGTCACCTTGAGCATCAACAAAGCTACTATCATCTTCCATAGAGCTAATAAACCCAAACGGAGCCATATCCTGCTCAATCTGACCTTCCTTATCGCTGTAGATTTCCTTACGGACATCATTATCAGTCATTTCACGGAAGTAATCCTGCGCCACACACCAAGCAAAAATAACCATACACATTGCAAGGTCATCATTACAACCGTCTTCAGCGGCATATGAGTTATTTCTGGAAATGAATGTAGTGAGTTCCTGGACAATGTTGAAATCACAGAACTCTAATTTCTTCTCCTCCACCAGAGCCTTCAGATTGGAGCACCCGAGCTTCTTCGTGGCTACGCTCATCTTTACGCCTAATTGTGTTTTAGAGCCGCTGAAGCCCGCTCCAAGCTGCTGTCCTGCTCTTCCACGCATAGCACACATCATTACGTTAGGATATTCCAAGTCATAATTCAAAATAGAGGCAACCTGATCACCAATATCATTGACTTCAATAAGAACGTGAGCTTTGTTATAAGATTTAGCAACTCTCTCAATGATACTTGGGAATACCATAGGTTTAATCTCATTATCCCTATACTTGGCTACTACTTTGTATGGGAATGTGGTTGTATCAAAAACAATAAACGCAGAGAAATCTTTACCAACTCCACGAGCAACGTCAGCAGTTATTACATATGTGTGGTCATCTTCGGGGTCTGTGAAAATATCTAATCCTTTATTTTGCCTAATGGGGTCTGTATACTCCATAGATCTCAAAGCCATTGGAGATATTAGTGTATCAACAGAACCAATGAACTCACACTCAAACTCAACCTTAAACTGTTCTTCACTTGTGTTCTTAATCGTAGTCTCTTTCCACACATCGTCCCTACCAGGAACCTGTGACCAGTGAACTTCAATGGGATTATAATCATTCTTCCCCTTTTCAGCATCATTCCACATTCGGTAGAAGTGGTTCATACCGTGAGGCGTAGAAACGATAATAACCTTTGTAGATTTACCAGAAGTAATTGTTGGATATACAGAAGCGAAGAACTGGTCGGCAATGTTGTTTTGAACGAACGCAAATTCGTCCAAGAAAATAATGTTGAAGGACATACCACGAACAGCAGATGCTGATGTGGAAGCAGCTAGGATAGTGGAACCATTCTCAAGTTCAACGGAACCTTTGTTCCAAGAAATAATACCGTGCTGTAGCCATTGTGGTAGGTTCTCATAAGCCAATTGTAAACGTCCAAGAATCTCTCTCGCAGTGGACGCTTTATTGGCTAGGATGCCGATGGTAACATTATCGTTGAAAATTAGGTAGTGAAGTAGAAACGCAACGCAAGTCGTAGACTTACCAGTCTGACGAGGCATCTTACAAATAGTAAATCTCTTCTCGTGGAAACTCCGAATCAAGTTTTCCTGGAAGTCATATAGCCTGAAAGGAATAACACCGTGGTCCAGTGATACGATCTTAATATAATTCAGAGCAAAATAAATTGGGTCTT